TCCAAACGTGACGGTTGTTTTAGGAGAGGACGGAGCGGCAAACGGAGCGGCTCTTGCTATTTCTGAGACTCAGTCAATAACGACAATCGGAGCGACTTTAGGAGTTGTCTCTCTGTCAGCTGTTCACGAAAATATTGGATGGGTGCAAAAATTTCCAATGAGCAACGGAACTGAGTTGGACGTTCCAGCTGTAGGACTTGCGGCAACAACTGTTCTTGTAAAGGATCAGTCAACGGCTAGTCTTGACGCTTTAAGAACAAAAGGTTACTCGTTTATGAGAAAACATGTCGGAAACGCAAACACGTTCAATGTAGACTCTTTTACGTCAACAGCCGTAACATCTGACTACTCAACTATCGAGAACAACAGAACAATTGACAAGGCGACGAGAAGTGTCAGAACATTTGTTTTACCTAGCTTAAACAGTCCGTTGACAATAAACGAGGACGGGACACTTGCTGAGGAGACAATCCAAAACTTTAAGGCGGCGGCTGAAAGCCCACTTGAAAACATGGAAATTGACGGAGAGGTTTCAGCTTTTGAGGTGTTAATTGATCCAAGTCAAAACGTGTTATCAACGTCAAAACTTGTTATCACAATTAAAATAATTCCGAGAGGGGTTGCACGTTTCATCGAGATAAATATCGGCTTTACTGTCGCATTATCATAAAAACTTTAAAAAATGGCAAATCAACCAGCTTTAATAAATGGACAGGCTTATGATTATACACAAATAATCATGTCAGTTCTTGGAGTTCCTGTTGCTGGAGTTACATCAATTAACTACACAGAGGAGCAAGAAAAAACAAATAACTACGGTGCTGGAAATAGACCAGTTTCAAGAGGACGAGGCGCAATTGAGGCGTCTGGATCAATTGAATTGTCAATGAATGAGGTTGAGGCGTTGAGAGACGCCGCACCTGACGGCTCAATGCTGAAAATTCCTCCTTTTGAGATTACTGTTGTTTATCTTAACTTACAAAAGGTTGTCACTCACAAATTGAAAAATGTTGAGTTTACAAACGACGGAGTTGAGACATCTCAAGGAGACACGGACATCCGTAGAACGTTTGACATTGTTATGTCTGACGTTAAGTATAGATAATTTTTAACCTTAATATTTTAAAATCATGGCAACTGATAGTAAAGGAGAGAAAAACTCCGAAAAAAAGAAATTAACAGGTAAATTTGAGATCGAAGTTGACGGCTTCAAATGTGTTTTAGACAAACCAAATCGTTTCGTGATACAAGCGGCAATGTCTAAAATGACGAAAACATCTGGAGAAATGGACATGATCTCAGCTGGAGAAATTGTTTTTAACTCTTGCAAGGTAAATTGCGACAAAGAAATCGAGGAGGACGACTCTCTTTTGATTGCTGTTTTCGCTCAATGTGCTCAATTAATTGAAATCAAAGAGGCTACCTTAAAAAAGATTTAAGTCGGTTTGTTGTTACAGACAAAAAAGGAACAGGAGAGGAAATTGAGAGAATCAACGCTCTCCTGTCTTTTTATCTACATGTTAACCCTGACGAACTAACTGACGAGGAATGGGCAAAAAGTTGGGGGCGTTTACAATATGCTTTAAAATTTGACCAGCAAAGATTTAGTAAAGAAATACTGTGATGAGTTTTAATGTTGACTACATAATAAATTTAAGAGACAAGGCGTCTGTTAAATTGAAAAATTTAAACAAACAAGCCAACGACACAAACTCAGGTTTTGCAAAAATGGGCTCTGGAGTAGGAAGTCTTTTGGCTGGAGCTGGAATTGCGGCTGGAGTTGTTGGAATTGCAAAACTAGGTGTTGAAATGGAACAGACGAGAGTCGCTTTTTCAACCTTTCTCGGAAGTGCTGACAAGGCAAACGCTTTAATTTCCGACCTCAACGAGTTTGCAAATGTCACTCCTTTTGATAACGCTCAATTGATTGACGCGTCAAAGGCTCTTTTAACAGCTGGAGTTTCGGCTGAGGGTATGACCGACCAACTTAAAACAATCGGAGACGTTGCCGCTGGAGCTGGTGTTCCAATTACAGAACTTTCTCAAATATTTGCAAAGGCAACCAATAAAGGAAAATTACAAGCTGAGGAGCTTAATCAATTTGCTGAGAGAGGCATTCCGATTTTAGACGTTTTGGCAAAAAAATGGGGTGTCACAAAGGCTGAAGTTTTAAAGTTAGGATCTCAAGGGAAAATTACGGCTGATGTTATGAAAGCGGCTTTTGCGACAATGTCTGGCGAGGGTGGTCGTTTTTTCAATATGATGGAAAAACAGTCTCAAACGGCTGGAGGAAAAATTTCCACTCTTATTGGTAAGCTCCAAATGATAGGAATTGCAATCGGAGAGAAGCTCGTCCCTATTATCTCAAAACTAGCCGACAAATTTATCGGTTTTCTTGATTATGTAGATAAAAACAAAGAGATTTTCACTATATTAGGCGGCGCAATTTTAGGAATGGCGACAGCTATTGTAACAATAATAGGCGCTATAAAAGCGTGGTCAGCTGTTCAAACAGTTATAAACTTTTTATTGACAGCGAATCCAATTGGACTCATTGTTGTTGCAATTGGAGCCCTTATCGGAGCTATTGTTGCAGCATGGCAAACCTCAGAGACTTTCAGAGGTGTTTTATTTGGTCTTTGGGAGGTTATAAAGTTAGTTGGTGGCGTTATTTGGGACTTTTTAGTTGCTCCTTATAAGGCACTTTGGGAAATAATACAACCAATGATACCAGCTGTCAAACAGTTTTTTTCTGACATGATTGAGTTTATTAAGCCAGTAGGAAAGGCAATTTTTGACTTTTTGGTTGCTCCAATAAAACTCGCAATTGATGGCATCAAGTCAGCCTTGAAATTTCTTGGAATATTAGGAGGAGAAGGCGGCATTGTTGAAAATGTGAAGGATACTTTTAGTAAAGGTTTTCAAGAGGGTGTTGACGATTTTAACAAAGGAGAAAAAAAGGAATCAGCTATAACAACAACGGCTGTAGATAGTTCAGCGATAACGGCTGGAACTCTTGCGGCAACAGCTGGCAAAACGGGCAAAGGCTTAAACTCTGGAATCGACAAAGTGACAAGTTCAGCCCCTAAGACATTTAACATAAATATTGAAAACCTAGTAAAAGACTTTAAAATTCAGACGGCTAATTTAAAAGAGTCTGCTGAGGAGACAAAAGAAGCTATATTACAAACGCTAATATCAGCGGTCAATGATGTATCAATAATAGACAAATAGAACATGGCTGGTTTAGAAAATACAAGACTAAAAATGGAGCTTAACAGGCTCAAAATAATTTTGCAAGGCGCTGGAATTGACGCGACAAAAGGTCTTTTGTACCGTAGAATACCACAAGACAGGGAGACACCTGTTAAAAAGTCTCTTTTAGGCACTGAGGTTTTCACAAATTTAACATTTAAGAGCGGGTCTTATGTTCCTCTTGATGGCGGTTTACCGATTTCATACTCTGGATTGACAATTGACTCTGTTTTGATGACTGTCTCACAGGCAAAAAACGTAATAACAACACCAATACAAGGAAAGTCAGGAACTTTCAAAGAGTACGTTTCAGACGGAGACTTTGAGATTCAAGTCAGTGGGGTTTTAATAAGTAAAGATAACACATACCCAGAATTTACAGTCGAAACTCTTATGACTCTTTTTTCTGTTCCTGACAGCCTACAAGTTACGTCCGAGTTTTTGGGTCATTTTGGAGTTATTTCGCCAACTGGTCTAAGTGGAATTGATGAGGTTGTTATTGTTGATTATAGCTTTCCGCAACAAGAGGGCTATCGAAATCAACAACTATTTTCATGCAAAATGATTTCTGACACTCCTATTGAATTAACAATATAATTTATTAACTTTGATTTATGAGTATAATAAAAGACACAGATCAAGAAATTGAAATTGTAATAAATGACGAAAACGGAAGTCCGATTGATTTGACTGGTTTTTCTGGAATTGTTGTTAATGTGTTTCAAAAGAGTTGTCCGATTGACAAGTTCTCACTAAACGCTCAAGCTGGTTTTAGAACTTTAGTAATTACAGACGCCCCAAACGGAAAGTTTGAAATCTACCTAAATGCTGACCAATTAAATGACTGTATAAATTCGCAGCCTATTTACTATGAGGTTAAAACTGAGGCTGTTAATCTTAATTTTGACGGAGGAGTTGAGAACAAATCAACAGGAGAAATTGAGCTCGGAATTTTACAAAAAACTAAGTTAAAAAATATATCTTTTAACTAATGGGTTGTATTACTTCAATATCAACCATAAAAGGAAAAATTACAACATGTGCAATTGTTA